TCGGCCCGAAGCGCGTCGTCTACCGCAAGGAAGACGTGATGAGCTGGATGCAGGCGCAGTACGACCGAGGCGTTGGCGACCCGATCGGCGCATCATGATCAACGTTGCGGAAGCATCGCCCGAGGCCTGGGATCAGGCGATGGCGTACTACTCCAGCGGATACCGGCAAGGCCTGGAGCGCGGCCGAGAGCTGGCCGACGCTGAGGCCTCGCAGCTATGGCGTGAGGCCGGGAAGGTAGTTCGCGGCCTCGCCGGACGGGACGCACTGCCTAACACCGAATGGATGCAGCACGCGAGCAGCGAACGACTGACTGCCGCCGCAGAACGACGCAAGACCGACGACGTCACCCGATTCCGCGCCTCATACGAGCGCGACCGTGCCGCCTACCTCGCCGGGCAAGGAAGTGTCCCGCGTGGATGAGACCAACGTCTACGACGGCCCCGTGTCTGACCCGTTCGCGCCACTCGATGAAGGTGAGCTGCTGCTCGACGAGCTGCACGCTTCCATCCTGAAGTACGTCATCCTTCCCTCACCCGAGGCAGCGGACGCCATCACCCTGTGGGTCGCTTGCACGCACGCCATTACCGCGTTCCAGCACGCGCCCCGACTGGCGATCAAGTCTCCCGAGAAGCGTTGCGGTAAGTCCCGGTTGCTCGACATCATCGACGCCACCTGTCACGACCCGCTGATGTCAGTCAATGCCACAGTGGCCGCGATCTTCCGCAGCATCGGCGAACGACCAGCCGCCGACGCTACTCGTGGACGAGGTCGACACCCTATTTGGCAGTAAACGCGTCGCCGAGCAGAACGAAGACTTGCGCGCCCTGCTTAACGCCGGTCACCAACGTGGACGGCCAGCCCTGAGATGTGTTGGTCCCTCGCAGACACCGACCAACTTTGAGACGTTCGCGATGGCTGCCCTGGCCGGTATCGGCGACATGCCCGACACCATCACCGACCGAGCAGTGAACGTCACCATGCGTCGGCGTCGGATCGACGAGAGCGTGTCTGCCTACCGGACCCGCCGCGATCGTCCACCACTGCACGAGCTGCGCGACCGCCTCGCCGCATGGGCGATGTCCTCCCTGGCTCAACTCACCGAGGCCGAACCGTCTATGCCAGTAGAAGACCGCGCCGCAGACACCTGGGAACCCCTCGTCGCCCTGGCCGACGTAGCTGGTGGGACCTGGCCCGAGCGTGCGCGAGCTGCCTGCCTGACGATGACCAAAGAAGCAGACGAGGCCGACGAAGAGTCATCGCTGACCACCAAACTCCTGACCGACGTGCGGGACATCTTTGCCGAACGCAAGGTCTCGTTCCTACCCTCTGCGGATCTGATCGAAGGTCTGAAGTCCAGGGAAGAATCGCCCTGGGATGAATGGAACCTGACTCCCCGCAAGCTCGCGTTCAAGCTGAGGCACTTCGGAGTGCGGACCCAACGCAACACCGCTGGCACCGCACGCGGCTACCGCATCGAAGACCTGTCAGACGCATTCCGTCGCTACCTACGTCAAGAAGCGTCAGACCCGTCAGAACCCCCGGAATCCCGCGGATATTCGTCTGACGCATCGCAAACGTCTGACGCTTCTATCCGTCAGACAAACAACAAGCGTCAGGCCAAAAACCCCGGAACGACAGGGAATCTGACGGGTCTGACGCATTCTGACGCATCTGCCGCCGGAACCTGCACCGTGTGCCACCAACCCATGCGGGCATACGAGCCCGGACAGACCACACACCCCGGCTGTGAAGCCACCGACCAGAGGAAGAGCGCATGACCACAACCTCCGACCAACTCTCACCCGGTGACCAGCGACGTGCCGTGTCGCTACTGCTGCACACCATCGGCCGTGACCGTATCGGCATAGCCACCGTCATCGAAGAGGCCGAAGACTTAGAGCGCTCACCTCACCTGATCGTGGCCTTGTGTCACCTGACCACGACGTTCGCGCCGCCGCTATTGCTACCCCAAGGACAGGCCGCACTGCGAGCCACCGCCGCGCTGCTGGCCGCCGACGAGGACAACTGATGCAGCGCCCGTGTGTTCAGTGCGGCGAGCTGACCGCAGCTTCACCGTGCATCGAGTGCCGCGCCGAGGTAGAGCGAGCACGGCATGAGCATCACGACCGAGGAACGTTCGCAGAGCGTGGCTATGACTCCGTGTGGACCAAGCTGTCCAAGCGTGCCCGTCGTCTTCAGCCATGGTGCACCGACTGCAGATCGCAGGAACGACTGCAACTCGACCACCTCCCATCCGCTTGGGACCGCAAGACACGACGCAAGCCGATCAGGCTCGCCGTCGATGCCGAGGTCGTCTGCAACGACTGCAACGCCGCACGAGGGTCGTCACGACCAGGAACGCCCCGGTACGCCGCATGGCAGACCAGGGGGAGGGACCCGGAACGCGACCGCGACAGCCGCCGCCGGTGGGGCCGGACACAGTTACACATCGGCGATGAGTGTCACACCGAGGTTGCTTCCTGATGCGCGCCGGTCCAAAAGGTGCCCCGAAGGGTGATCCGCTGCCGCTGCACGAGCTGCCCGAGGGTGGTTCGGAACGGGTCGCCGCCTTCATCGAGACCTACTGCCGCGTGGTCAAGGGTGGCGCGGGCAACCCGGCTGGGGAACTGATCCGGTTACGTCCGTGGCAGCGCGAGATCCTGTCCGGTTTGTATGACGTGGACCCTCGACCCCGTCAAGGTCTCGTGTCCGTGGCCAGGAAGAACGGAAAGTCGCTGCTAGGTGCCGGAATCGCGCTCTATCACCTGCTCGCCGATGGGGAGGAGTCCGCCGAGGTGCTGCTGGCTTCGTCGGATGAGCGAACCGCCCGCGTGATCTTCAACGTAGCGCGGCGCATGGTCGAGCTGGACGAACCGATGAGCGGCATCCTGCAGGTCTTCCAAGACCGCTTGTATCACCCGGCCAGTGATTCGGTGCTCGAAGCCCTCCCGGCGGACGGTTCCCGGATTCAAGGTCGCAACCCGTCCGCCTCGATCATCGACGAGGTACACGTCACGGCCGGTGACACCTGGGACGCCCTCGCGCTGGCCGGTGGCACCAGGGCGCGGCCGCTGACGCTGGGACTGTCCACTGAGTGCGGACCCGATCCCGAGAACCTGATGGCCCGGCTGGTCGAGCACGGCCGCACGGGTGATGATCCCGGCTTCTACTTCAAGGAGTTCACCGCGCCGATCGGGTGCGATCTGGACGACCGGGAAGCCTGGGCCGCCGCTAACCCGATGTTGGGCGACACCCTGGACCCTGAGCACCTGGCATCGGTGCGAAAGACGACCCGTGAGGCAGCGTTCCGACGGTTCCACCTGAACCAGCGTGTCCATGCCGGTGGCCGGTGGCTGCCATCGGGTGCCTGGGACGCCTGCCAGGCCGCGGAGACCATCGAGGACGGCGCGACCGTCGTGCTCGGCTTCGATGGCAGCTACAAGGACGACAGCACCGCCCTCGTGGTCGGCACCGTGTCCTCGACGCCATTGTTCGACGTCGTCAAGGTCTGGGCCGCACCCCCGAACGATGACGACTGGCGGGTGCCGATCGCTGAGGTAGAGGACACGATCCGCGCCGCGTGGAAACGCTGGAGAGTCGCCGAGATTATTTGTGACCCCTACAGATGGGCGCGCTCGATGCAAGTCCTCGAAGCTGAAGGTTTGCCCGTTGTGGAGTTCACCTGGAGCCCGCGCCGACTGACCCCGGCCACCACCGATCTTTACCGGGCAATCCTCGCCGGAGAGATCACCCACACGGGTAACGCCGTGCTGAAGGCCCATATCGAGAACGCGGTCGTCGTCTCTGATGGCAACGGCTCCCGGATCGCCAAAGAAGGGCGGCATTCCAAGAACAAGATCGACGCCGCCGCCGCTTTGCTGATGTGCCACTCGCGTGCCACCTGGCGCGCCAGGAAGAAGACCAAGAACCGAGCAAGGAGCTTCAAATGACCTACGACCTATTGACCGGCCTGCAGATGCGCCTGGACGCATCACAGGGCCGCTTGAACACCCTGAGCACGTATTACGAAGGGCGCCAACCGTTGGCGTTCCTCTCACCTACCTCGAAGCTCGCGGTCGGTGATCGCCTCGACCGCCTCGTGTCAAACGTTTGCAAACTTTCTGTGGTTTCCCTGGCCGAGAGGCTACGGATTACTGCGCTGACGCTGGACGGTTCACCCTCGGATCGACTCTGGCAGTGGTGGCTGGAAAACGACCTGGACGACAGCTCGACGATCGCCCATCGTGAGGCCCTGGCATTCGGCAGCTCATACGCGATTGTGTGGGCCGGGCCGGACGGCTCCCCGAACGTTTCCATCGAGAGTGCCAAACAGGTCACGACGCTGATCGATCCCGGCACCCGGCAGGTCACGGCGGCGTTGAAGCGCTGGTCTGATGTGGACCCGGTGACCGGCTCACCGATGAACACTCACGCGGTGCTGTACGGGCCGGACGAGATCGTTCACTACCAGTCGGATGCTTACGGGACGCCGGCCATCTCTTGGAACGTCACCGGCACCGTGCGTAACCCGCTGGGCATGGTCCCGGTGGTGCCGCTGCTGAACAGCGAAACGCTCCTGGACACGTTCGGCACGAGCGAAATGTCTGACGTGATCCCGTTATGCGATGCGCTCTCGAAGCTCCTCGCGGACCTCATGGTCTCCAGTGAGTACGCCGGTCGCCCTCGCCGCTGGGCAACGGGGATCGAGCTAGTCGAGGACGACCAGGGGAACGAGGTGAACCCGATCCCCGATTCTGACCGGGCCATGATCGCCGAGGACCCGGCCGCGAAATTCGGCATGCTCCCCGCAGCGGATTTGTCCGGGTATGGGACAGCCGTGCAGATCATTGTCCAGCAGATTGCCGCCGTGTCGGGGATGCCCCCGCACTACCTCGGAGTGGCTGAGCGTGTCACCAGCGCCGACGCGCTGCGCGCCTCGGAAGCATCCCTGGCGACCCGTGCAGAGGACCGTCAACGCCGGTTCGGTCGGTCCTGGCGACAGGTCGGCCAGCTCATGGTCGCTGTCGCTGACGGGGTCGACCCCCGCACCGTCAGAGCTGGCGTCACGTGGGCAGATCCCACGACCGCATCCGCAGCACAAGAGGCAGACGCAGCGAGCAAACTCGTCGACGCCGGAATCGTCACCCCAGACCAGGCCGCCCAAAAGATGGGCGTCACCAAGGAAGGAACAGCAGCATGAGCACCACCGACCTACACCCCGAGAACCCTGTCATCGATCCCACCATCGACGCCGTTACGGCACCGCCTGCCGATCAGGTGCCATTAACCCCGGTCGACCCCGTCGCCGATCCGGTCCCGGCATCGCAGGACACCACCACCGAGCCCGACCCGGAGACCTTTCCGCGAGAGTACGTCCAGCGTCTGCGGCAAGAGGCCGCCGATGCACGGGTCAAGGTCAAAGACAGAGACTCTATGGCGACTCGTCTTCACGGCGCGCTGGTGACCGCTACGGGCAAGCTCGCGGACCCAACGGACCTGGCGTTTGATCAGGCCCACCTCGACGACCCAGAGGCTCTCACGGCCGCCGTAGATGACCTCCTGAGCCGTAAACCGCACCTCGCCAGCCGTCGCCCTTCCGGGGACGCCGGGCAAGGACCCCGAGGCTCTGCCGCCGCAGACGTGGATCTCGCGTCTATCCTCCGATCACGAGCTGGATGACAAGGGACGATGACATGGCGAAATTCCTGACCTATAGCAACATCTCGGGGGGTGGAGAAATACTTATTGACCAGGTCAAGCAGGTAATCGACAGCCACGTGCAAGCGGGGTGGGAGCCGATATCTTCTCCGTCGATCTGGCAGGAGCACTGGCCACAACAGGGTGTACAGCACGGTGTGCGTTTCATGATTGTGTTTCGAGCTGAATAGGTACCCCCGTAGGGTATGCTGAGAGGGTAGGGCCTGGTGCTCTGCCCTCTCAGCGTTTGTGGGACTGGCTCCCGACGTAGCAGGTGTAAAGACCTTTACACCTGGACAATCGTCCTAAGGAGCCGTCATGGCTGAAGCAACTATTCCCACCGCCGCTGGCGGAGCACTCACCGCTGAGCAGGTTCAGCGCATCCTGATCAAGCCCCTCGAAGCCGCGTCCGTCTTCCTGGCCGCTGGTCCGACCATCTTCGACACCAACGGCAGCCAGGTCCGCATCCCAAAGCTTGGTGGTCCGACCTCCCCGACCTGGGTAGGTGAGAACGAGCAGATCCCCGAGGCCGATGTCAGCTTCGATGAGATCATCCTCCTGCCGAGCACCATGAAGAGCGTCAAGACATTGACGCGGTTCAGTAACGAGCTTGCCCGTCAGAGCGTCGTGAACCTCACCACCGCGTTGCAGTTCCGGCTCGTCACCGATGTGGCCGCCGCGATCGATACCGCGCTCATCGCTGGTGCAGGTGATGGCATCACCACTCCCATCGGCCTGCTGAACTACGCGGGAACGCAGTCCATCGCCGTGGCTGGCGCACTAACCCTCGACAACCTCCTCGATGCCTGGGGAGCTGCCCTGGCCGCGAACGTGAACATGGCGTCGCTGCGATGGTTCCTCACCCCTGGCACCTTCACCAGCCTGCGGAAGTCGAAGACCACCACCGGCGAGTACTTGTTGCAGGCCGATCCGACCGCTGACGGTGTCTTCCGGCTCTGGGGAGCACCCGTGACGGTCACCCCGCGCATCCCGGTCACCGGCACCACCAGCAAGACCACGCAGGCGGTCCTTGCGGACATGTCTCAGATCGCCGTAGCGCGTGACCTGGCACCGTCGGTCACCGTGCTCTCGGAGACGTTCGCCGACTTCGACCAGCTCGCGCTGCGCGTCGTGGCCCGTTACGACAGCAAGCCCATGAACCCGAGTGCGATCGTCAAGCTGACCGGCATTACTGCCTGATGGCTGTCACCGGCCAGGACGTGGCCGCGTTCCTCGGCCAGGGCGACGATGCCGAACTCGTCGCCCTGGCCGGGCAGCACGTCCTCATCATCACCGCCATGGTTCGCGCCTACACCAGGGACAACGGGTTTGACCTCGCCGGTGAGCCGAACGCCGACGTCGCAGCGGTCATCACCACAGCGTCATCACGACTCGTCGCGAACCCAGAGCAGCTCGCCTACAACGTGGGTGAGCCGGGATTCCGTGGTGGGTTCACCGGCTGGTCCCTGGCTGAGACGTTCGTGCTGAACCGTTACCGGGTACGTGCCGCGTGATCTTGCACGACCGCGTCACGCTCACCACGACGCAGACCACGGGTGAGGACGCCTACGGCAACCCGATCACCACGACGGTCACCAGCGACCCGATCCCCGCCGAGGTCCGCCCGGTCAACTCTGACGAGCTGCTGAACGTCAACTCTGACCAGGTCCGCACTACCTACCGGCTCGTGGTGCGTCCTGGGACCGTCATCGGACCCGCTGACCGGATCACCTGGCGCGGCGTGACCTACGACGTGACCGGCAACCTGGAGAAGCACACCATCGGCGGCCGCGTGCACCACCAGGAAGCCCTCATCCGCAGCTACAGCGGGTAACCAACTTGTCGGCGTAAACGTCATCTCCCGGCCGCTTTCCCTTCCTTGGGGAGCCGGTGGAAACGATGGTCGCGAGAGGTAGTCATCTCCCTCGAAGACCGACCAGCGCCGACACCTACTCAGCACCCTCCCGGCTCGCAACGTGAGGACCATTCCCCACGTTGGGCGGTCGCACCGGGAGGGTGCTGTCAGTCCTCAGCCAGTCCTCAGCGCAGCAGACAGCAATCACGCCTAACAAACCCAATACCCCCGCAATTGCAGGGATTCCCAACGGTGCCAACCTTCACCGTCTCCCCTAGATACCGGGAACCTAGTCCGAGATGTACTACGACATCTGAGTAGTTGCGCAGCAGAAGGTGGGATCCGGGCGAACCGAGGGTCCCGCCTTCTGCGTCGCGACGATGATGACCTGCCGAATGACACCATCGCCAAACAACGGCGCGGGCTGCTCATGTCCGCCCAGGCGAAATTTGCGGGCATCGCCCGGTTGGCGGCCCGCGTGATCTGCGCTCAGGACTGGGCTGTGGTCCTTGGCGCCGTAGGTTTCTGCGGTGCGGCGCACACTGTCAGGGAGAGGCCGATGGCCGCAACCGACAGGACCAGCCGGGTGAGTCGCAGGTACACCAGACCTCCAGAACAGCAGACACGTCACGTCGGGCACACTTCGAGGTGCTCAAGGTGTTCCCGCGGGTGCGAAGACCCGTGCACCGAGACGTCAGGATCATCATGAACGCAGCAATCGCCGTCGCGTCAGCCGACCCGGCCCGATTGCCGCGGACGTGATCGATGTTTGACGCGGCGGCCCGGCAGATACTGGAGCAACCACTCGCGCGGTTGGCTCGCCGGATAGACGTGGCCTGGGTGAGTCCGAACGGGCTGACCCTGCTCGGTCTCGCAACCGGTCTCGCCAGCGCGGCGTCGGCCGCGATACACCTCTGGTGGTGGTCGTTGGCGCTGTGGCTGTTCTCCCGCGCCATGGACGGGCTGGACGGGCCGTTGGCCAGGCGACGTGCCGCCCGTGCAGCACCTCGATCGCAGGCCGGCGGCTTCCTGGACATCACGGCCGACTTCGTCGTGTACGGATCGACGGTGGTCGGGGTGTCGATCGGCACAACCTCGGCCTTCGACGTCGCGTGGTGGCCCTTCCTGCTGGTCCTACTGGCCTACTACGTGAACGGAACCGCATTCCTGGCGTTCTCATCCATCGCCGAACGTTCGGCGCGGCAACGCGAGGACGGTCGGTCGCTCAGCTCCCTCGGCGGGCTCGCAGAAGGATCGGAAACCATCGTCGTGCACTCCCTCTGGCTCATCTTCGCTGCCCAGGCCGGCGTGATCGCCGTGGTGTGGGCGGCAGTCGTCGGGGTCAGTGCCACTCAACGGATCATTGCGGGTTTCCGCGACCTGTCCTGAACGCTGAGCGCCGACAGATCAGCAGTCGTCGCTCCTCGCGATCCGATGCTCGGCAACTGCTGGCTCGCGGTGCGCGCAGGCGAGGACCCTGCGTCCGGCTGGACGCATCCGGGACAGCGGTAGATTCTCGAGCGTGATCCTGATCGACCCACCGACCTGGCCGGCCCACGGCCGCCTGTGGTCCCACCTCATCAGCGATACGTCGTATGCGGAACTGCGCGAGTTCGCAGCCGCTGCTGGATTGCCGGACAGGCTGTACGACGAGGATCACTATGACATCCCGCAGGAGCGGTACCAGGCCGTCGTCGATGCCGGAGCAGAAGAAGTAGCAGGGCGCGACCTGATCCGCCGGCTGCTCGCGAGCGGTCTTCGCCGCCATCAGCGCAACCGCTGAGGCCCGCCCTCTACCCTGGTGCAGTGTCACACGATGTTCTGACTATCCGCGGTGCACGGTTGGTGCCCGTCGGTCGCTGCGCACCCGCCGATCCAGTAGATCTGAGGATCGCCGACGGTCAGGTCATCGAGATAGCAAAATCGTTGCCCGACATCGGTTCCCGCCAGATTCACGCGGACGGTCGGTGGTTGATTCCGGGCTTGTGGGACAACCACGTCCACATGACCCAGTGGGCGCACAATCTGACCCGGCTCGACGTCAGCGCCAGTAGCAGCGCGGCCGATGTAGTCCGCATCGTCCGCGCTCACGACATGGTGCATCCCGACCGCACCACGACGATCATCGGTTTCGGATTCCGCTCGGCGGGTTGGGTAACCCAGCCGACGGTGGCCCAACTGGACGAAGCCGTCCCGGGCCGGCCCGTGGTGCTCATCTCCGGCGATGCTCACAACGGCTGGTTGAACTCGGTCGCGCT